CTACGAAACCACGGGCCTGAAACCTGAATGGGATACCCATGAAATAGTCAGTGTTTCTATTGCTTGGGTGGAAAGCGGGGAAGTCAAATGTATTGCGTTTCCGCTATTCTCGGATTGCGTGTCGGCGCTGAAAGCGTACTTGCAATCTCCAGGAAAGAAAATCGCCGCGAACATGAAATTCGAGGAGCGATGGTCGTATAAAAAGCTGGGTGTTCGCGTGAGAAACTGGTACTGGGATACCATGCAAGCCGCCCACTGGGAAAACCCGATGGAAGGGATCACCGGTTTGAAATTCCAAGCCTTCGCCCGGCTGGGAATCCCATACTTTGCCGAGGATGTTGAGCAATACTTTGATGCTCCGTCCAACGCCGAACGAAACAAGATCCACCAAGTAGCAATGCCTGCGCTCCTGACCTACAATGGCATAGACGCCATTTCCGAGCTATTGCTAGCATCCGTGCAAATGGTGGAGAATGAGATCATTAGCCAGCACTTCGTTCCTGATAAATACCTACCGACATGCTTAAATCCGTCGAGCTAAAGAACTTTCAGGCTCATAGCGAGCTTGATATTCCAATATCCCCTGGAATCACCGTCATTGTCGGCCCCAGCAACGCCGGTAAATCGTCGGTGTTTAGGGCTATTCGCTGGGTGGTTGAGCATAAGCCTATCAGCGGTTTGCAGAAGCATGGCGAGGATAACACTTTCGTTAAGCTGAGAACAGACAACGGCTCGGTCATTCGGTTTAAGAATGAGGATGGCTACGGCTACTCCGTAGATGGCGGCGTGTATGTTGCTTGCGCCAACGCGCAGCCTGCACCGGTGCGGCAAGTCTTGGGACTCTCCGAAATCTGCTTACAGGGGCAACACGATCCCCCGTTTCTGCTGACGCTGACGCCGGGGCAGATGGCCCGCGAACTAAACCGGATTGTAGACCTGTCAGTGATCGATCAGGCAAACTCAGAAATAAACTCCAGGTACAATGCAATCAGGGCTACTGTACAATCCCTGGAAACGCTGGCTGAGCAGCAATCCAAGACATGCGAGGACATGGCCTGGATTAGCGTAGCTGATGAAAGGCTAACAGCATTAGAAAAAATGTACTACGACTTAGAATCGGCACGCGAACGCAAAGGCAAGTTAGAGCAAGCTATATCCAGATTGGAATCGGTATCTGACCAGATCGGCGCCGTTGGCGAAATGCTGGTAGCGGCTGTTGGGATACGGGATATGGCACAACGGCTAACCAAAGCAAAGGCCAAAAAGATCAAGCTGGCCGAATGCTTGCTTTCAGTTGATGGCGTTTGCGAGGATATAGCTAAAACAAATGCACTTGGAAAACAACTATCTGCGCTTGCAAAACCAGCTAAAAAGTTAGATACTGCGAAGCAGCGATTGCGGACTCTGGTAAACGCTGTTGAACAACTTCAACGACTGAATCTGGTTACGACCAAGTTTTCGGACCAACTGCAAAAATTGTTGGCGGCTGGCGAGGAATTAAACCGCAAAAAGCAACACAGGGACAAAATATACCAGACGCTTAGTGCTATTGCCGATTGGCAGGGCAAGTACCTATTTGCTGGTGATAGAGTCCAAAAACTAGAAATCGAGTTGCAGCAGGAAAAGGAAACCCAAAAGCTATGCCCACTGTGCCAAAAGCCCCTAAACCAATAGCCCTGTTAGTATCGGATTTGCATATTCGGCACACTACACCATCTGCCAGAACCGAAAAGTGCTGGTACAGCGTAATGGAGCAAGTGTACCGTGAACTGACATATATGGCAGTCACAGAAGACTTGCCGATCATCTGCGCCGGTGACGTCTTCGATAAATGGAATCCGCCCTCCGAGGTTGTTTCGTGGGCTATGCACAATCTGCCTCCTATGTACGCCATTCCGGGAAACCACGACTTAGAAGGGCATGATTACAGCCGACGAATGCGAGGGGCTTACGGCGCAATGGTGAGGTCTGAAAAGATTATCGACCTGCCCATAAACAGATGGAACTCGATTTTCGATTACCCTACTGGAGATTGTTTCCGCATCTGGGCAATGCCCTGGGACCAGTACCAAACACCGAAGCCGGAAATTACGAATCCAGAAGTGTTAAATTTGTTGGTGGTTCACAAATACATTTATGCTGGATCGGCTTGCCATGCCCACGCACCGGAAACAGCGGAACTAGGGCAATCCGATTACCTATTCAAAGAGTTCCATGCGGCGTTGATCGGCGATAACCATATTCCTTGGCAAGCTGGAACTATCTACAACCACGGTGGATTCATTCCGCACAACTCCGACCAGAAGCACCTAAAGCCATCGGTCGGTATTCTGTATAGTAACGGCGCAATCGAGCGAAAAGCACTGCCAAACATTTCAGAGCCGCAATGGGCCGTAAATGAATTACCGGCAGCTAAGATTGCCGGTGAAGTCATTGAGCAGCTTAACGACCTGGAGAATACTGCCGACTCGTTTACAGATCGGCTAAAAGCCGCCATTCAAGTCGAAGCCAGAGAAGCTGTCCGAAAAGAGCTTGCAGCCGTATTGCAAAAGGTGCTCGCATGATTATCGTCTGCCGGACATGCGGTGAAGTAATATCGCGGTCAGCGGGCGAAGACGTTACACAGCAGATCGACTGTCCTTTTCGGGGTAGAGTTTACCCCGGACAGCCGTGCGACATAGTAGCCAGGAGAACAGATTGTGGAAGTTGCGGACATTCTAAAGAAATTAGAACAAGCCAAGGAACACAAGGCACGACTAGAGGGCCAGAAGGATCAGTTGATGGCGGCGTTGAAATCGCTGGGCCATGATACGGTGGAGTCTGCCCGAAAAGAGCTAGACGAACTGGACGAGTATATCAGAACAACCGAACCGACTTATACGGAACAATATGAGCAATTTCTTAACGATTACGGAGACACGCTCGCGGCTATCAATAATGGTCGCTAAGCGGGACGCCGGTGTTATAGCGTTGGAAAGCACAAATAGCCTCTTGGAGCAAAACAAATTGCTACAAGAGGCTATTTCGCAGGCCAAGCAAACGCTGCAAACCATCGGCACTGACTGCCAGGAACAATGCCAACGTCAGATCGGCTATGTCGTCACACGCTGCCTAAAGGCCGTTTTTGGCGACAAGGCGATGGAGTTTGTGCTTGTATTCGAGCAGAAGCGAGGCCAAACGGAAGTCCGTGGCGTTTACAAAGACGCTGACGGATACGAATTGGACCCGGTGAATAGTTGCGGAGGCGGGGTGCTGGATGTCGCGTCGTTCGGCTTGCGGCTGGCTTGCTTGATGCTGAGCCGCCCCAGGCCAGCAAAAGTGTTAGTGCTAGACGAGCCGTTTCGGTTTCTATCGGCGAATTACCGAGATCCCATGCGGTCGCTATTGGCTGAGCTTGCGGACGAGTTCGGCATTCAGATCATCCTAATCACGCATATCCAAGAGTTCATGGACTTTGAACACAAGGTACAAATAGATGGCTAGCAACAAGTACGAATACATTCTTCGGTACGGCAATCACCCGTACAACGAGGAGGATATGAATATGTTTGTAGCTACCGATGCCGCCCCCGGAAGTCCCGAAAAGATTGAGATTATGCGACGTAGGCTGGAGCTAGGCCATCCGATCTTCCATGAAAATGACCGAAGCGACTACGGCGGTTTAGGGCTATTCCTTAAAAACAGAGAGAACGAGGACTACGAATGAAATTCTTATGCTTGATGCCGGTGTGGAATCATCGCACGGATACCATCGCAAACGCTATTCAGTGCTTTCTGGATCAGACACACAAGGATGCGGTGCTAGTCATCTGCGATGACCGGCCATCCGAATGCCAGATCGTAAGGGTTCACAACGATCCAAAGAACGTGCTGCTAGTGAAAACGGCAGAGCGAATACCGTCTTTGCCGCTAAAGTACACAAAGATGCTGGAAGCCGCCGAGGGCATCGATTGGGATGCCGTGGCTATTTGGGACGATGATGATGGATTCTTGCCTTTGCATTTGGAATTGGCAGCAGAAATGTACGCCGATCCATCTGTGAAATGGACATACCCGGATACGATCTTCGCAGATTATCTAGGGCTAAACAAGATCCCGACCGAAGGGCGGTTTTGGTCGTCTATTACGGTTAGCCGAGAATTGCTGGAACAGATCGGCGGATTCCAGGATACGAAAGCGTGCGCGCACGATCAGATGTTCCTGCGACGAGCCTCGGATGCTGTACCTCCCGGACGCCCCGAAATCCCGAGCTATGTCTATCGCTGGGGAGAAAATGCTGAAAACCATTGTAGCGGTTATTCACAGGGCGCGGCTGACGAAACATGGTGGGGTAAAACCCCGCATTCATGTACTGGCAGTCTGATCGTACCATCGTATGATCCCTGGTACTTAAACACCCTGCTAGACATCCGAAACCGCTTTCCAGAAGCATTGTCGAGGTAATCCGATGTTAGACTCGTCCATCATCTACGAACCGCATAATACGAATCTAGGGGATCACTTCACCAGCTATTGCCTAATGACCATTTTAGGTCAAAGGCACAAAGTGGCTTACAAGCTGGGTACACAGTGGTTCCACATGGACTATTACGGGAGATTCGAGCAGATCGATTCCCTGTTCACCGAGCAGCCGTACCGACCGGTGTTTGTGCGAGATCCGGGAAAGACCAAGGTAGATCCCTGGCTGAACTGGTGCTATCCGCCGTTGGCCGCAGATGCAAAGTATCGCTGGCGGCATGATCGGGTTCAACGGACGTTCTGCTACCAGTTTGACGGTATATCCTCAGCAGAGGAAAAGAATCCGCCTACTTCGCTTATCGCGGAGATTAAGTCGGTACTGAAACTAAACGGATACAAAGGTATCCGCTTAGGGGCACACCTGAGCCTGCCGACAGCGGCGCAGGCATTGTCTACTTGTGCTTTGTTTGTTGGGTGCGACTCTGGCTTTAGCCACATTGCACACAGTATTGGCTGCCCAGTGTTTATGTACGAAGGAACGCTGGCGACTTATACGACCCATAAACTAAAGCAGGCAGACGTTTTTTACGATCTGCCTACTTTTATGATGAAGGTCGAACACTGGCTAAAGTTGCTTAAACTTTAGCTACAGGCACCGGATTTTTCATCCTTTTCGGCTTGCCGAATGGCTCGCATAACCATCAGCTTTACCGCCGGGCGAATAAACAGGTGGCCCATGTTTCTAGCATCGGCCTCCTCTTTGAGCCAGTTCAGAATCTCGTCGATATTTTCACGGCACCATTGCGGCCCCATCTGATCCATAACGGCTGCTCGGCGATTGCAGGAACAGCCTTCGCTGGCTTCGATACCGATCATTTTTAGGAACTTTTTGACGTTCTGTCCGCAACCGCAAGGCTTACCGTCTTTGTCCGACTTGGGCCAAGGTTTGACCAATTCTTCTGGTTTATCCTCAGGCAGTTTGGAAAGTACAGTCATTCCATATTGATGATCCTTGTGTTCCGCGATGAACCATTCTGGATTCTCGTCTATGAACTTTCGGATCGCCCAAAACATGCCTTTACCATCATTTTCGCCCTTGACTCCGAATGTAGCCGTATCGTGAATCAGGATACGTTTTGCGATGTTTGGGGCGTATGCGGTCAGTTCCGCATACAGGCGCTCACCGTGATGCCGGGTGTCGATGAACAGCAGATCGGATGCTGGTATGGTTTCTAGCATCGTATCGTGGTTCATCTGCGATACGGTAAACTCAAGCGGTCGGCCAGTGTGCGACTTAACCAAGTCTTGTAGCAACCCGATAAGAGAGTCGCCTTCCTCTTGGTAGCTTGTAACATACGCCACTTTGTTACAACTTTGTTTGTCGCACGACTCTTTCTGGCATTTTCCGCCGCAAACCTTACGCCCCATAGCGCCCAGCAAAAAGGCTGTAGATTCTCGCCGCTTGGTGACTTCGACAGCGCTATCGCAGCCTAGTGTCCATTGCATGAACGCATTGACATGCTGATCCAAGTCTCTTGGAGTCTTTACGATAAATTCAATGACATCCGAAAAACTATCTGCCACAACAGGCAATGGCAAACCTAGATTGCTCTTTGCCTGCACGTCTGGCACGTTTACCGGTAGGTTTGGCATTGGCATTGGGTCGAATCCAATGGGGTTCGCCGCAATCGCATCATATTTAAGCTGAGCAACACCCACTTCATCGACAAAATGCTTTCGTACCGGTTCACGATCAAAACCAAGCTCGTCGAATCCAAGGATATAGTTACGGATCTTGCCTTCTAGCGTCAACGGGTACTTAGGTCCGCCGGGCCGCCCGAATCGGTGATTCCATTTCAGGAACGGCAGGCACATAGCCTTTCGACCGTGTTGACGATACTTTTCATGGATGTAGCACTCCTCGCCCCCGAAGGCTTTGAAATTTGGATTGAACCCGAGCCAATGTTCTTTGGTGCTGCTGAACAGGCCAAGCCCCTGTGCCGGGATTTCAAACGGGGCATCAGTGCTATCCATGCCCATGACTTTATAGCCCTTGGACAGTAGTTGCTGTTCGTGTGCGGGCCAAGGGACATCAATAGTAGCCCAAGGGCCATCTGTCATCAGCGGGCGCATTTTGACTTTGTTGTTCTCGGTCGGGCGGCATAGGACTGCCGTGCCGTCAGGATGCTTCCAGGCAGTTGCCCATACACCCCACATTTGATCGCGCCATTCGCACTCAAAGTGGGTCATCACGAAGTTCAAACCGTCCATAAGCAATGGGCCGGTGTACAGGTCTTTTCGCTGCTGTTCCGAGGCTTCGCGGTAGAACTTCTTTAGATGGTAGATTGCATTAGCTTGTAACAAAACATGGCAATCCATAACTAGGACTGCATCGCCTTCGGCTAGCTGAAAAAGATGCTCCCTGGTCTGGGTAGTCCCGATGCTGCCTTTGAACGGGACGTAGCGAATGGCTTCGTTATGCTGGACTGATTCGACATACGACTTGGTGGCTTGACCTTCTGCCGAATCGGGATTGTTGTCAAGAATGACAATTTCGACATTGCGCATGTCTTGGTACATGCGCAATGCTTGGCTAGAAAAGAATACTCCGTTGAAATCGTCGTAGGCTGCCATCGCAACCGTCAGTTCGTACCTACCCATAACAATAACGCTCCTATGCCCGCTGTAAATAGGCAGCCCGCTATGCTGCCTTGTTTGATTTTATTGTACCGGCTGGTGTTTATCAGTCCACAATTAGCTAGACTAGACTTCTGGGCACATCACGCCTACGCAGCTAGATCCAGCAGTCCATGTCCCACCATTTGCAGCGCAGTTTGCGGCTGTTTGCATGCTGCATACACCGGCGATACAGCACTGTCCAAGAGGAACAGCAGTCGTTGTCGTGGTCGTAGTTGTCGTAGTTGTTGTGGTTGTGCCTGGGCCTGGGCATGGATTATTGGCACAAGTGCTACCAACAGCCCAACTAATAGAAGCGTCCGCACCTAAACTAGCAGCGCTACAAAAATTAGAGTTTTGGTTATCCGCACAGAAATAGTCTGCCCAGTTATTATATGACCAGCAGCATCGTCCTACGGGCGAAGCTGTTGTGGTGGCAACTGCACAAGGATTCGATGCGCAGCTTGTATTGGCGAAAAATATCCCGGATACCTGTTGGCAATAAGATCGATACGCCGAAATACATATAGTTCCAGGACCAGGAGGAATGCCGTTGGCACTGCCGACACAACAAGCCCCTGGGCCTTCTGTAGTTGTTGTAGTCGTAGTGCAGGTGACACCAGCGCAAGAAACACCGGCACCCTGCCATGCACCTCCAGCGTTGATGCATGCGGTATAGGATAGGGTATTGCAAGCACCGGATAAACAGCAAGCGCCGGGTGCTGGTGTAGTGGTCGTCGTGCTTGGCGGCGATGTCGATGTCGTGGTCGGAGTGACCGAACCGCACTTATAACGCCGCATGTCGCAATCTGACTGACTGTTAGATGGCGGATATGCTGGGCATGGGCAGGTGGTTGGGCAAGGATCATCTACCTTTGTCCAACCCCCAGTTCCATTGCCTTTGAATGTACAGTATTTGTCACAAGCCTGGGTAGTACAGCAAGCACATTCAACATATTGCGGCGGCATATTACACAGCGGAAGCGGTATAAATATACCTCCTCCAGTAGTGCTACTAGATCCGCAAAAAGTAGAATCGGCGCAAGATGTTTCTGTTACATCACACGCAGATGTAGGCGGATCAGAAGGACAGGGACATCCACAACCAGTTCTTGTAACTTGATCTATTGATAGTTGCGAACAGGTGCTTGCATAAGAAAACGACCAAGAATATGTCACAGGTTGTCCGGTTATTCCTGACCATGATGTAACGGCAAAATAGATACAAGTCCCCGAACAATTACAACCAAATCCAGGCCGGGATGTTGTAGTTGTAACCGGAGCAGCCGTAGTGCAAGCCGTAGTAGTAGTCTGTCCGCAAGAAGTGGGGCTGGTTCCTGGGTAGCTACAGCCTCCGCAAATACATGCCGCTGTCTGAATCCATTGAATCGTTTCGGATAATGCATTTCTAGCAGCTAGCCAGCTACAATTTCCGCAACCGCCAATCGGTGTAGTAGTGACTGGAAATCGCGTAGTTGTTGTTGTCGTAGTAGTGGTAGTCGATCCGCAGATACATACTTTTCTACCGTCAAAACATTGGTTTGGTCCGGTAGTTGTTGTCGGACATGCAGGTTTGCCTGCCGCGCCAGCACCGCCAGGAACACATTCGGTACGAACACACTCACCGGCTACTATTGGGCAATATGAAGGAGGGACGCACCCGCAAGGAGCTATTGTCGTCGTCGGCGCTGGGGTGGTCTGCGATGGATTTACGGTGGTTGTTGTGGACTCTGGAAGAAATGCGCCGGATGCGGCAAGTTTGCAAGAATTGCAATCCGGTCCAGCAACACAGGTAGTTTCATAATAAAACATGCCATCGCCGCGAAGCTCTGGATTGCCAGACCCGTTTTTATTGATCCAGGCGCTAGGAGGCAAAGCGGGCCGCAGACCGCTTGGACACTGTTGACAGATTCGCCAATTAGCCAAGTATTTGTCGGCATCCGAATAAATGACATCGCTAGATCCCGGCAAACTGTTCCAATACCATTGCTGATCTGCAAGTGTAAGCGCACGATAGACGGCCTTGCCTTCTGGGTACAACTGCGTATTCAAGCTGCAAGGATCTAAAGCACACGGCGAATCATGAACCACAAACTGCTTATCCGGTGCAGGGTCGGATGCCTCTTTTGATCCTAATGGAAACAAGGGCATTTGACCCGCTGGGCAGTCTTGGCAAACAGTCCAGGCATTAGAAAAGCTCTTAATCGTAGCTGCCCGATATGTTCCAGGCGCAGGTGTGCCTAGAGCACTATTGGCTAGCGTGCATGCTTGAAGGCTGGTCAATGGCCCAGAAGTAGTAGTCGTTGTAGGCGATGCAGTGGTGGTCGGCGTAACATAAACGCAGCGAGAATCAATTTCACCGTTTAGCAGGAAGCAAGGATCGCCCGCGCCATAGCAATTACAAGGCGCGTTACATGCGCCGCTAATTACTTGGTAAACATAGCCTGTGCTCGGAGGCGGCGGCCAAGAAGTCGTTGTGCCTGGACCTACGGTGGTGGTTACACCGGCAACGCAGCGAAGGCGGCAAGGAGGTTGCTTTTCGCAGGGTGCCTGTGTGGTTGTAGTCGTGGTTGTCGTAGGCGCTGCCGTAGTCGATGTCGTTGTGGTCGGTGCAGCCGTGGTCGTAGTTGTCGTCGTATTAGAACAACCGCCAATGGGATCTTTCCAACCTACTCCACCGGTGACAGGAGCAGCCACCCACAAACAGCTACCCATGCACACTGGATTTATTGCCACGCTGCCAGGATTTGCAGTTGTGGTGGTTGTAGTTGTAGAGGTCTGAACTACAAGATCGGGTCGTTCGTTTGTCCATGTCCCGTCTTTGTGGCGGTAGACTTGAACAAAGTCGTTGGTGCTTCGTAGATAGCTATTTCTGACAACCGCACGAAACGGGATTCCTACCGCATCTAGCATGGGAACTAGGCGGTTAGCGTCTTCATCGTATTTGTACAAACAGCACTTAGCCACGCCGGGGGAGATGCTGCCATCAGCGTTTCGCACAGCAGCGGGAAGCCCGGTTTCGCACGGAGGCAACGCCCAGTAAGCATCTGGGGCTTTGGTATATTGCGGCTCACTACGAGGGATCATAGCCGGAGGAGGAGCGTTTCGGTCGTCCCGTAATAGGTTGCCGAGCTTCTGTACATCCGACTTGGTTAAAACGTAGTGCTTATTATCCATTTAGACTGGAAATGCCGTTACCGAGAGAATTGCTGTTGTTCTGGTGGATACAAAATACAATGGCCCTTTGAACTGGCCGAACATCATTCTATCAGGAGCGATAGATCCTATCTGCTTTTCCTCGTCCCAGATTTCTATGACGTTCAGCTTTTGTTGTTCTTGCATCAGCGGATCGTCGCCGCTTAGTTGGGGCGTCTTGTGGCCTAAGATGATCTCAAACTTGGAGCAGTCGTCTTCGGGTAACGTGACTTTCTGCTTTTTACCCGGATTGGATCGTAGCTGAGTCTGAAAACAAGTACCGGTACCAGTCGGGCTAAGACGATCATACGCCCACCGGACATCCGTGGTTGCGCCGGTATCCCATTCCAAAAAATGGGTGGTAAGAACCAATGTAAAACGATCCTCGTTCTTAGGAGGGCCAGCACTCCTTGCAACGTGTTCCTGCTGCTTATTTGTCATGTTGGTAAGGTACTAGGGATTCCCAAAAGTAAAAGATTCCCCTCTTTAGCGATTTCCCGCCGCTGAATCAGGGGGCCAAATATGCTGCCCGTAAGCGGGTTTTCTACGACTCCGCTAGCATTAACAATCAATGGCGGCTTGTCAGGGTCGGCAAGACCGCCTACGGAATTTAGTATAACAGATCCTTCGTTTTCCCCCAAAACATCCTTTTGAACGGCATAGCTGCCTTGAAGAAAAGGAATAGAGCCGGGAAGCAGGGTTTTGTAACCGACTGCCGGAATGAACTTATCAAAGGTTTCAAAGTTCGTCTCAAACGTGTAGGTCATCTTAAAGTAATAGAAACAGACGCCATACAGGATTCGCTCCCATTTGCAGTCCGTGAATCGCACGCATCGCTTGGGCAAGCCCCAAAGCGGGGCATCATTTACCTTGTTAATCAGCAAATTGATAATGCTGATAGGCAGGGTAGCCGAATTAAAAGACAACGTAATTGCTGGATAGCTGATCTTTTCTTCAACTTCCGGCCCGATCATAGGCTCGTAATTTACATGCAGAAGCGGCTTACCGTTTCGGTCGGTCTTTTGTTCCCGGCTGACATGGACGAAATCGCCAGAGATAGCTACTGGCTCTAGCAAGGGGTTTTCGATCTGGGTATCGTTACAACGAAACATGGGCTTCGTTGTGAATTTCGAGGTAACTAGCCAGTCGGCGCAGGGATCGCCTTCCCGAATATCTCGGTGCGGCGCAATGGTAAGTTCCGGTGTACGGAATGCCCAGGGGTCGTAGTCATTACCTTCAACATAAGCACTGCCTATGGGATGAAGCGTATTGACCATCTGCAAAACGGTTTCTGGGCCGTCTAGGTAGTCGTCGGTTCGGTAGTGCCAAGTCAGATCGTATGTACGATGTCCCTCGTCATCCCGATCCATTGTCTGATTTTTCAAACCGATTAAATATGCGGTCATGGTGTTGACAATCCCGAGGCAGTAAGGTTTACTTGACCGGTCTGAGTGTTTTTGACAATCTGACCCAATAAGGTATTCGTGAATATCAACTGAGCGACTGTCGGAGATTGGCTAGCCGTGCCCCCGGCGCGCATTTGCCGAACACGTTCTGCTTGTTCAGCCGCTTTCTTGGAATACTCGCTGCTATACATGGACATTGCATCGGACGCCTTGTACGTCGCACCACCGCCACCAGCTAATCCTGCGCTAAACTTAGGTTTATAGTCAGGGCCTCTAGGGGGTTCCGGCTTTGGTGGTCCCATTTCTTCGGTGCCCCGTTTGATCGTCTGCATAACATCGGCCATTTCGGTTTTGATGGTTCCGATGCGACTATCAAAAGCGTTAGCAGCAGTCATATCCGCAGAGGCTCGCTCTTGTTTTGTGCGCTCTGCCTCTTTTTGCATGATATTTGTCATGCCCATTGCATAATCAGTACGGCCTTTATTTGCTTCATCTAAAGCTCTACCTCGCTCCGACATTGTTTTTTCTAAATCGGCCTGTCTAGTTACTTTACGGTTCTCTGCGTCCGCTTGTAACTTATCCATTTCTTGTTGATAATTCATCCCCCTATCGAAGAAACTTTTAATGTACAACCACTTTCCTTGGATATATGTTACTACATTATCCCACATGCCTTGTATAGAACTAATTATAATAGAAAAAGCATTTTGCAGCGTTACGCCTGCTCCAGCAAAAGCGTTTACGACGTTCACAAACCCTAAAGTAGTGTTCACCGCCAAACCTGTATACATATCAGTCCAGGCATTCAAAAACCCGGTAATAAAGCCTCGACCTATAAGATATACCTCTCTTAGACCGACTCTGAATGCTAATTCCAGTCCAAGCATTGCCAATGTTCCAGCTTCTTGAAACTGACCTTGCATTAAGGCTTTAGTGATACCTTGAATAACAGGTATCACAATGCCTTTTAATTCCTCAAACTTGCCGCCCAAAAATCCAAGCATAGCCGAACCAGCGCCACTAAAATACAGAATTGCACCAGTGGCAACGGCTATACCAGCTATCACTAAACCAATCGGAGACATCAAAAAAGCTAGTGCACTTCCTATCATACCGATGATAGGAATGATGGAAGCAAATAGCATTTTAATGGGCAGTAATAAAACGGACAGGCCCCTCAAAGTAGACAATGCAGAGCCGATCCACCATCGTACCATTGCTACAGCTAAACCCATCGCATGAAAAGCAAGCACTGCCGTAAAGACTAATTTAATCATGCGTGCAATTTGCTGTATGGTTTCGTAATTGTTTGGGTCGTCAAACCATGCTGAAATTGCTTTTGCTAGTTGAATTGCTTTGGTTAATGATTTTTTCATATCATCTTCCAAGGCTTTCATTATATTCATACCTACCTTTTGAATAAGCTCTTTAAGCTGGTTTATCATACCGCCTAAAGAGCTATTCATTTTATTAGCCATGTCGGTAAAACGGCCTGTTCCTGTGGTTTCTGCTTTAAGTGCCTCTATGACATCTTTAGACGTTACCAACCCGTCTTCTTTTGCTTTGTTGACTCGCTGCATTGCCTGCTCCATTGTTTCATTGGCTTTGCGCGTTTTTTCTGCTATGGTTCTAAGAGGGTTAAATCCTTGTTCTGTCAACTGCCGCAGTTCATTACCTTGTAATTTTCCTAACGATGTCACCTGAGACATAGCATACATAAGCAAATCCAGCCGTTGCTGGCTGCCGCCCGCTACATCGCCAAGCATCTTCATGTTGGCTATTGTATCCTTTGCGGATTGCCCATAGGCCATCATATTTCTAGCGGAATCTGCAAGTTGTAATGTTTGGTAAGGAGATATAAGAGCATAGTCTTGTATCTCCTTCATAACATCAGCAGCCTGTCTTGCGGACCCGGTAAAGGCTTGGATAGCTACTTGGTTTTGCTCGAAACGAATAGTCATATCCAACAATCCCTTGGATTGTTGGGTAAGTGCTCGCATAGCATTTGAGTGCATATAAATATCAGCGCGGGAGGTTAGTCCGCCGCCCATACTTCCACCGCCACCGCCACCACCTCCCCTGCTACCACTTGTGCGAACAGCCGCCGCAGCCACTTGACCAGCACTTCTAATGGCAGCGGCACCCATCTGCGATCCTCCTCTGATGGCGGCATTCATCACCTGAGAAGCGGAGCGAATGGACGTAGATATTACGCCACCTACCGTTCTGCCCATAGACGCTACGCCACTGATGAGCGATCTAGTGACACCGCCAAGCACTGTAAGCGTTGTGCCGTAGGCTCTAGCGGCAGCACTAATGGCAGCAGCAGCCGTTCTTCCTGCGGTAACAATAGCCCTAGACATCACTTGCCCAGCGCTTCTAATAGCAGCGGCGGTTACCATGCCAGCGGTGCGTATTGCCGATGACAGCACAGAGGCAGCCGCACTTATAGTCGCTGCAACTGTTCGTCCAGCTTGTGTGATTGCTGCTCCTGCTACTTTTGCGCCGCTCTGCATGCTTTTGGCAAAGTTCTTTGCCACTGAATCCATGATTTTTGAAGCAGACACCAAGGCGGCTTTTACGGACTGGCCTAGATGCGGGGCGGCTGCTTTGACCGCATCTGCCATGCTTTTTGCAATACTTGAAGCAGCAGCGGCCCACATACCACCGCCACCGCCTTTTCCAGAGAATGTCTTTTTCTGGATATTGTTAAGAATGGTTTCCAGGTTGCGGAATCTAGTAATCAGCGTGTCTACTTGATTAAACAAGCCTCTTAAATTCTGCGTATTTAGCCCACGCAAAGCAGCGGTTAACTGCTTGGCTTGTGTAGTGGCCCCTACAAAACTGATACGATCACATACACTTTTTAATTGTTGGGCTTGCGCAATGGCCGTGCCAATGGCTTTATTATATCCAGAAGAATCCCCGAGTATCTTCACTCGCAGCGGCGGAAGTTCTCTTTCAGACATCTTAGATTACTCCGGGGTTATTCCAAAAATAGACAGCCAAACTGACTTGCTATCTGTGGCCTTATCGGCTTCGGATGCAGGTGCTTCAAATTTGAGCAAGTGATCCTCGATCTTTGTTTTTGCTCCCTGGGAAGCAAAAATGGCCTGCATCGTTGCCGCAGCATACCAGTCTGATTTGTCCCTGTGATTCCGACGCATTGTGAAATACGTCTGCCAGTTATCAAATTCAGACACCGTGGTAAGTTGCTTGACCAACGACACAGGCCATCCGAGTTCGTGCGACAAGTGATACCAAAGGTATTCCTCATCGCTGAGTGTTAGTTTTTTTCGTCGCCCTCGTCGTCGCCAAGTTTGTTCAACTTCCTGGCGATTTCAAACATGGCCCGTTGAGCGCCGTCCGGCCAATCCTGAATCTTCGACTCTGGCAACGCCTTTCCTTCCGTGTCATAGACGCAGAACGAAAGCAACGTGCTATACAGGCCCTTGTAGTCCTTGATCCCTACAACCTCACCGGTGTTTTGGTCTACCCGGCTACGCTGTGACGTCTTGTTGAAATACTCGTCGCGCTGTGCGCCGGTCATTTCCTTTACAAAGACTTTTACAACATTGCCATCGGCATCCATTTCCAGTTCGACTGGTTGGGACTTCCGAACTACCGAAATCTTCATCGCTTCCATATTCTTTCACCCTCTGCAAAAAAATGGCGAACACTGCTGTTCGCCATAGTAAACAAATCAAACAGCCAGCATTAAGGTGCAAGCGTAGTCGTAGTCGTGGTAGCAGTGGTTCCCACTGTGAATACCGGCGAAATTTCGGCTGGCGTTGCTGCTGTGGACAAGTTGCTTGGCTCCAATTCCAAGGTAGCTTCTGGTCGTTCGCCTTCCTTCAAAGCATCTTGGGTGAACTTGCTGACGATGGCGTAGAACACCAAAGTACAACCGTCTGGGAAGGTGATCGTGATCGCTCGGTTGCTTCCGAGGATGTTGATGACCTGACCGTAAACCCGAGAGTCGTAGGCGACTTTGATCGAAACAGTGTCAAGCGAAACCAGGGCCTTACCGAGCTTGGTTCGGTAGCGGCTGTTTCGCATGGTGGTTTGATCGATGGCCCCGCCCGAATCCAAGCCTGGAGGCGTTACTTCGATTTCTTCAAACAATGCCGTGATCCCGGAAATGGAGATCAGGGTCTTGTAACCGTCTTTCAGTAGCGGCATTTGTGCTTACTCCAGAGTTAGTCTGAACTGCTGTGTGTAGATATACCGGCGGGTTTGTTGTTCCTGTCCAGCAAACCCTATTGTATTAGATTTCGTAATTACCCGCAATTTTTGGCCGTTGGAGAGCGCGAAGTCATAGGCGGCGTCGGTAATACCCCCTATAGACTCCAAAATGGCCCTTGCTGACGAGTCTTGGCCCCTGACCATTACATGCAGCAGGGGATGCTCGTCGGTGATTCCTGTACGCATCCTGCGTTCTTCCATGCGTCCCCGGCCAATCTCGTAGATCAGGATCACGTTGTCCGGCTGATCCGGTGCGTGATTCACAAACACCGTATAACCGGTATTGAGAAGGTTGGCTTCGATAAGTTCCGCGAATGCTAGTGCTGGGTTCATGCTCGCATCACATAAGTTGTAATTATGTTAGAAATCTCGCCTATATCGCGGTTTACCCCGGCTTGCAGGAACAGGGCTTGGCCTTTTGGGTGCTTGTACCACAAGGTTTCATGCTGATTGACAGCATATAGGCTGGGGTCTTTCTCCAGGCCCATATCGTCGATAAAACCGGATACCGCAAAACCGTAGCCTATAATAGTCTCGGTAGACCAGCCTTTTCCGTCTTGGTAGTGGTTAGCGGACGCTCGTAACGCCCCTGTGTCTTCCGGCACCAATTCTTTTGTATTATCCAGCAAAGTCTGGGCCGCTTCGGCGCAACCTTTCTTGAAGGCCGAGCCGGTGTCCTTTTCGTAGCGTTTAAGGGCCTTAGCAAGAGCGCCAATGCCTTCGATTTTGATCCTGGGCATTATGCACAAGCCTCGTACAAAGACTCTGTATTACGCAGATTTGGCGTTTCTGAGGACTTTAGGACTTCGTAGATGCCATCGTTCTGTTTTGGAGTGTCCCAGTAGGCTACGGTAGCCATAGTTCCGAGCTTTATCAGGCCGCCGACTTGTAGCCGGGTTTCTGTTATTACTTCTACTGATGACATTACCCTAGTATTAGTAGAAGTGATAATTTCTTGCAGCCGGTCTTCCCATCGGCAAGTCATCTCGGTAGGCGGACCCCAGATCGGCTCACCGGTTTTGGCTGTCCCGGTTCGTTCCCAGTAGACTAATGTTTGGCGCTGACATCGCTTAATTAGAGACATCGGATTCTATGTCCTTTCCTCCCCAAACTAGGGAGAAAGCATTAGCCATGCCAGAAATCACAGATTTGTTCCAACGGGATAGCTTGCCACTGGTATCTAGCTGCATCGCGGTCGCGCCGTAATGCGTGATTCCTAGCCCGTCCGATAGCCGAACTTGGTAGCTAGCCTGGATCGTTCGCACCTGTTCGCTCTGAATCCGGGGATCGCTGATGCCGATCAAATGGGCCGCTAGGTACCGTTCGACCATCTCCAGCGTTTGCGCCGATGCTGCCGTGCCGATGATGTTCGTCACCATTAGGCTAGCATCGTCGATGAAAGGCTGGATGTCCGGGATCAGCACTTGGTCGTAGCTAATGATCTTTTGGACTGCGGCGATTGTTGTGCGTGCCATGATTATCCTACGATACTTCCGAGAGCCGCTGTGTTACCAGCAGTGGTTGGAACTTGTACAGTGAACTTTCGGGACGATCCGGTTCGGTAGACGATGTACGTTGCACCTTTGATAAGGTTGCTGAACTGGACTACCCCGTTGTTGTCGGCAGTACCGGTTCGTACAGCGTCTTCCATGACGATTCCAGTGCTTCCGACCGGCGGGGCCGAGGCTTGCAAGGAAACCTGGGCACCGGCCTGTACCGTACCGTTGACGTTGTAGACAACCCAGTAACCCGTGCAGAAAGGAGGGTCGCTTGGCGTTACACCGCCCCCGGCAGCCGTCATCGTGTATGTCTGGGTGACATTGCCACTGACTACCAGGGAAACCGGGGAGAAGCTGAAATTGGTTGCTGTGATAGCCACGGTCCAGGTAGCATCGTCGATGCTGAACGTCGCCAAGCCAGAAGCATTGGTTTGCAGCACATACGCCTCGCCCGTGCGAGAGATGCGAACTGTGGCGTTCTGGATCGGATTAGCCGAGGCATCGCGGACAGTGATAGCCACGGTCCTAGCACCTGATCCACCGATATTGGTAAGGGAATTTACCTCTGTCAGAATATCCTGTGCCGTTGCTTCCAAGGCCAGCGGGGCGACTGCCGAGGAAATCGCGGCTGCAAGCAGCGATTGGTCTGCTGGATCGCTTGGCAAGTTATCCGTCTTGGCCTTGATTGCGGCGACATTATCCCAGTCTTCGGCTGGATCGTTGTGGGCTGGCATCATTACATAGGCAGAAGTGGTATCTGGTACGACAGCCCATTGTCCATTTGCCGTATGCGTCTTAATCGTTGCCACCTTGGTAGAGCCGACATAATCGGTGACTACGGCAAGCTGATCTTGACCGGTTCCAGACCGGATAAAGATCATTTGGCCGTTGTAGCAATCGTCTACGCTACTTGCATTGGCGTTGAGGGTGATTGTGGTCGATGTTCCGGCTTGTGCCAAGCCTTCGTTCACAGAGTCGCGGCCAGCGTTGCCGATGATGACAAATTCGGATGTATTGTCTGGGTTGACACGCCAATCGCGGTCAACCGTGGCCGTCTTGGTAGTGCCGTTGTACTGGAGAATCAAGCGGCATTGACCGGCACCAGTCCCAGCTTCGATGAATACCAATCCTGGGTCGTAGATGCCGTTTGTGGCAGATGCGCCCGCATCGAACTGGATCTGGTTATTGCCGGTGCCTGCACCTTGGGCCGTACCGGACCAAATAATCGAGGCTGCGACTTGTCGCAAGCGACGACCTGCCGAGCCTGCGAGGTTGTAGGTCGCGCCGGACAGGATCGCATTCCAGACCGCATCGCGGTTCTGGTTGGCCGTTGGGATGTCGGTAACGGCGGCGGGATTGGCCGGGAGGTTGTCAGTCTTGGCTTTAATGGCCGCTACTTCCGTATCAATATAGGAAGCGATGGATGCCAAGGTGCTGTTTACCGAGGAGAAGCTAGCCGCAATGTCGCTGGCGTCTGCTGGGTCAACCGGGAGATTATCCGTCTTGGCCTTGATAGCAGCGACTTCCGTATCAACATAGCTGGTAAGCGTATTGACCAGTCCGGTGAGGCTGGAGAAGCTGGCAGCGATGTCACTGGCATCGGCTGGATCGACAGGAAGGTTGTCGGTCTTAGCCTTAATAGCGGCGATTTCTGTGTCAACATAACTGGCAATGGTTGCCAACGTACTATTGACCGTGGCGAAGCTGGCGGCGATGTCACTAGCATCGGCTGGATCGATAGGGAGGTTGTCGGTCTTCGCTTTGATCGCAGCCACTTCGGTATCAACATAGCCTGTAAGGGTGTTGATAAGACCGGTTAAAGTAGAGAAGCTGGCAGCAATGTCACTGGCGTCAGCGGGGTCGATTGGCAGGTTATCGGTCTTGGCTTTAATAGCCGCCACTTCGGTATCAATGTATCCGGCAATCGTAGCCAGCGTAGCATTGACCGTGGCGAACGATGCTGCGATGTCGCTAGCATCGGCTGGGTCGATTGGTAAGTTATCCGTTTTCGCCTTGATCGCGGCGACTTCGGTATCAACATAGGTAGCGAGCGTATCGACGCTGGTTTGTGTTGCTCGCGTCCCTACTGCTGCATCCAGTCGAGAGATACCAAACGCAGTCGCATCTGTAGGATCGGCTGCGGTGAAAACAACTGTCTTTTCTACTGGAATCGCGTTGGTTGCCGTGAACAAATACGAGCCGTTGTTCGCATTCGTGTCGGCTTGGCTCAAGTTAAAGCGATACTGGCCGTTGCCAAGCTCGGTTGTTGTTCCGGTTGCTGATGCTTGTGCATTTCCGTCCAAAGCACGGTATGCCGTGACGGTCGCACCCGTCAACGCAGCTCCGCTTGTGGCGTTGATAAGACCGAAATAGATGTACTGTGTAGCGGTGTTTTTTCTATACATGTGCTAATAGACTCCGCTTCCAATGTGTTGCTGTCGTCTTGCCCACGCGGCTTTGAATGTTGCTGCTGCGGTTGTTTTTCTGCGGTGCTTGATACGTTCTGGTGCTAGTCCAACGCCACGACCGCCGGTGTAGAGAAGTTGGATCTCGGATGGTGTTATGGCGCGGTTGTAGATGCGAATATCATCTTGCTGAGATACGCTGTAATTACTTAGCGACCCAGCACGATTTAACGCACCGATTGAAATCTGGTTGAATGTTGTTGCTC